ATGAGCGATCTCAAGTTCTGGGCCCCGATTGTGGCGGGCTGGATTGTCGTCGTCGTCTTCATCGGATGGTCAATGGGCATGGAAAGGCGCAAGAAATGACCACCGTCCTCGACAGCCTGTACCGCTGGTTCTTTCGTCTACCCGCGTGCACTCCGGGTCACTGCTACTGCCGACGCACCTGCATCTGCTTGATTCAGGAGCCGGAAGAATGAGCGCTGTCCAGCAGCTGCAATGCGCCTTCTGCGGCAACGTCGCCACCTACCTGTTCAAGGGTGGCTGCTGCTTTGAATGCACCGAGTCGGACGGCCGCATTGAAATTCCACCGACTCCCGTTGATCCGCGCTCCCCAGAGTTGCGGGCATTCGACCTGTCCGTCGCTATGGACAGGGCAGGGCAGCGCAGCGTGGAAATCGCCAACGAGGACATGCGCCGTTCGCAGCGCGCTTCTGGCACGTCCCTGCAAGAGTATTTCCGTGTCGGCGAACTGCTGAAGGGCGACGGCCGCGCAGCGGCCGACGCCCTTGGGCTTGTCTATTACAAAACAAGTGACACGCCGGTCCGTCTTGGCCGGGTCACCATCGAAATTGATCCCCTTCTAGCGAAGGCGCAGCGGCTGCGAAAGTCCGTCATCACCGGAGCACGGCTTCATGACCAAGAGGCGCAAAAAGGTTCGCGCCGTGGCGCGTGGTACTTCCTCACGCTCACCTACAGAGACGGAAGCGATAGCAGCCCTCGTGACGTTAGCGAGCTACTTAAGCGCATGCGCGGCTTCTTCAATCGAACTCGAGATCGGCGAGAACGGTGGAAAGGTGAAGTGTTCCGTTACGTATGGGTCGGCGAACTCACTCAGCGCCTTCGCCCCCATTACCACGTGATGGTGTGGGTGCCCAAGGGCATGTACTTCGGCAAGGTCGATCAGCGCGGCTGGTGGCCTCATGGTTCCAGTCAGATTGAGAGGGCCCGCAACTGCGTCGGCTATCTCGCGAAGTACGCCAGCAAGTTCACCAGCGTCGTGGCAGGCGCATTTCCCAAAGGATTCCGAACCAGTGGCGTCGGTGGACTCAATGAAGAGTCCAGGCGCGAACTGCGTTGGTGGAAAGCACCTAAAGAGGCCCGCGAGGCGCTCGGCGGTGAGGCAGACATCCGCAAGATCAAAGGCGGGTGGTTCGACAAGGCTACCGGGGTGTTCTGGCCGTCCCCGTGGAAAGTCACATTCGCATTCGGCCGGACAATCGCTTGGAAGGTGATCCCAATATGAAAGTTGAAGTCATGACCGATCAGGTCGAAACCCGTTCTTTCCCCGCGCGCGACGGCAAGGCTGCTGTCCATTTCCGTGAGCAGAAAGCTGCCGTGCTTCGCCCCGGAGATTTCCCGCTTCCGTTCAAACTGACGCTGGATGACGACCAGCAGCCCTACAAGCCCGGCACCTACGACCTGTGCCCGACGTCGCTGGAAAGCAACAAGTATGGCGGCCTCGATTTTGGTCGGCGCATTCGTCTTCTGACACCGTCGCCCGCTCCGGGTCCGGTCGCACAGAAGGCCTAAACCATGTCCGATCCGGCGCCCCTCTACGTGGTCGGTTGTGCTGCTGAGAACGTGCAGCAGGACGGCACGTGTTCGGTGCCGGTCTGGATGCCGTACCACCAGCCAGTGTTGCCACCCCTGACATTGGCTGATGGAACCCTTGTCGCGTTCTCCATCGTTGGAGTTTGGGCAATCGGGTTGAAAGCGCGCCTCGTGTTCCGCGCGGCGCGCATAGGGGTCTACTGATGACGAGGAAAATCAAAATGAAGTTCATGAACGCTGCTCGCCGTTTCGGCGCTTCGACCGTCGCCAAGATTGGCGCCGGTACTACCGCTCTTGTCGCGTCGGGCGCCGCTCTGGCCTCTGGCGGTGCGAGTTCCCCAGGTGCGGCCATCGCAGGTGAAATGGCCGGTGGCAAGGCCGATATCGGCGTGGTCATCGGTGCGTGCGCTGTGCTGATCGGCCTGATTCTTGTGTGGGCTTACACCCGCAAGGCTGCGAAGTAAACGGGCTGGTTCTGAAACCGGGGGCGCACGGCAACGTTCGCCCCCTTTTTAATTGGGGGAATCGTCATGGGCTATTTCATAATCGTTGGTATCTGCGGCGCATGTTGGCTGGCGTTTGAGGGCATGTAATGAGGCGTGCCCTACTACTGTTCTTCATGGCAATACTCTGCGTTGGCGGCGTTGCAGTTCCGGAGCGAGCTGAGGCACGCGATGTTGTGAAATGCAATTCGCAGCGCAGTCCCCCGTGCACAATCCCTGAGGCGATGGGCGAGTGCGAGGGGTACAACCCGTTGCCGTATGGCAACTATGTCGCGATCAATAGTCGGCGGTGTGTGCTGGAGAAGAGGGGTAGTGATTACGGCTGGGTGATTCTTGAGGCAGATTTCAAGCTGCACAACGGATCATCTAGTGGCTGGGTAAATAATCAGACCTTCGATTGGCGGCAAAGCTGCGAAGCCAATCAGGGCAAGGTGACGCCGTTCTTTCCGCCTTCGGGCTCAGTTCGTTGCATTGACGGCTGTGAGGTCACTTACCGCGATAACGGCGATGACACCACGACCTACAGCAACAATGGTCGCTACTGTGCAAAGAAGCCCGACTGTGCTGCTCAGGGCAAGAACATGGTGTGGAACGCCATGCTCGGCGTTTGCCAACCTGTGCAGCCCGAATGTCCTCAAGGCAAGGTAAAAGTTGGCAATGCCTGTGCTGAAGAGAAGTCATGTCCTGATGGCATGGCGTTGGTAGCAGGCTCATGCAAGAAGGAAGACAACGAGTGCCCTGCGGGCATGATTCGTAGCCCGCTTGGCAGCTGCATTCCCGGTGATGGTCAGTGCGCCCAGGGTGAGGTGCGAGGGCCAGACGGGACCTGCAAAAGAGACAAGAACAACGACGGGCAGCCTGACACGGATGATCCCGAGAGCTTCTCTGGTGGTGATACATGCGAATCGCCCCCTTCATGTAGTGGGTCGCCAATCATGTGCGGACAAGCTCGCATTCAGTGGCGCATCGAGTGCAACACGCGCCGTAACAACAACATCAGTGGTGGTCAGTGTACGCAGGCCGGTATGCCGACGTGCACTGGTGAGAAATGCAATGCCATGGAGTACACCCAGCTTCTGATGCAATGGCGATCTGCATGTGCCGTGGAGAAGCTGGCTGCCAAGCAAGACACACCAGGCCAAGGCGGTACTCAAGGTGATGCCAATGGCAATGGTGTAGCTGATGTGCTTGAGGGCAGGGGAGGCGTTACCCCAATCGGTGATGGCGCAGCCGACGTTGCCAGCGCAAAAAAGTGGGGCATTCCACTTTCAACCGACAAGCTCGACACCAGCAACATGTTTGGCGGCGGCGGGTCGTGTCCGCAGCCACCTTCAATCACGATCATGGGCAAGACGGTGAGTGCAGGTGACGTCCCATACTTCTGCCGAATTGCAGCGATTCTGCGCGGGCTGATCCTCATCTTTGGTGCGTATACGGCAATTCGGATTCTTATGGGAGCGGTCTTCTAATGGGCATGGTTTCTGACTGGATCGTAGACGCGACAACGTCGCTTGTTGGCAAGCTGAAGGATGCGGCAGCGGGCATGCTGGGAAAGATGCTTGCAACCTTCGGGCTCACTACCGTCACGTTTAATGCACTACTGCCAAAGTTGAAGGAGTTCGTTCTTCAGTTCATTGGCGGCATTGATGGTCAGGCGATGGAAATGCTGTCTTACCTTGGTGTTGGCACGTGCTTTTCGATGATCTTTTCCGCGCTGACGGTGCGCATGGCGTGGAAGATTTTCATCGTGCCTAAGTCAGTTGCCGATGGGCTGGGGTCGGGCTCATGATCTACTGGTACACGGGCCAGCCTGGACACGGAAAGACGCTGCACGGAATTGAGCGGCTTCTTGAATTCAAGGATCAGGGGCGGATTGTGTACGCCTGCAATATCCGTGATTTCGACTACGCTAGAACAGGCGTACTGGAAATGACGCCGGAACAGTTCAAGGACTGGCCGAACTTCTTGCCAGATGGTGCTGTTGCGCTCGTAGATGAGGCGTACGAACACGGCATGCTGCCCAAGCGTCCGACAGGCTCTAAGGTCCCGCATCACGTCGAACAGCTGGCCAAGCACCGCCACAAGGGTCTGGATTTCATCTTCATCAGCCAGTCGCCGGATAAGCAGTGCGATCAGTTCGTGCATGATCTGATTGAGCGCCACGTGCATGTGCGCCGCCGTTTCGGCACGAAGTTTGTCGATCTTCGCGAGTTCGATAAGTTTGAAGCCCGGGCAGAGAAAGCAACGCCGCTGGTCACGAAGCGTCGCACACTGCCCAAGCGACCTATGGGCATGTACAAGTCCACTGAGCTGGACACCACCGAGCGGCGTATCCCCTGGTACGTCATCGCGTTGCCGGTTCTGGCCATTGCCGCCGTCCTTATGATGTATTTCGCGTTCGGGCGCATGGACAAGCGAATGAACGGCGGAGACAACCCCGGAGTCGGCGTTACTGCTCAAGCGGCTACACCGCACGACGGAGCATCGGCGACGGCGGGCGGTGCGGCCGCGCCGAGCCCGGCACAGCCACTCAAGGAATATGTCGACAAGTTCCTCCCGCGCGTCCCATCGCAACCGTGGAGCGCACCTGTCTATGACGGCGCGCTTAGTCTTCCGGCCGAACCGCCGCGCATCTTCTGCATGTCGTCGCTCGGCGGGCAGAACGGTCTTGGCGAACAGGACGATCCCAGCTGTACATGCGTGACGGAGCAGGGGACGCGGTATGAACTGGCGGACGAGCCGACTTGTCGAATGGTTGCGCGTAGTGGTCAGTACGAACCCTACTTGCCCAAGCGCGAAGATCGGCTTGTTGATGGGCAAACGCAGATAAATCGTGGCATGCAAGAAATCAATCAACGCCAGGTTGAAGGCACGGCCATTGCTCGCAGTCAGCGAGCTATGGGGAGTTTTCCGGAGTCTCCGCCCATCAGCACAAGCAGTTATATGACGACACCGCCGGGGGAGAATCGGCTATGACAAGCGGCGGGCGTGAATTGCTTAAGTGGCTGGCGTTGGTGTTGATGACCGGCGACCACGTTGTGAAGGTGCTGGATCTTGGCTATGTGCCGGTGGTTTCGGAGCTTGGCCGGGTCGCGTTCCCGGTCTTCGCGTTGGTGATGGCGTTCAATCTGGCTCAGCCAGGAGCGAACACTTCGAAGTCCGTACAGCGTTTGGCAACTTGGGGCATCGCCGCAACGCCCGTTGCTGTCCTGGCATTCGGCCAGTTGCTACCGCTGAATGTGCTGCTGACGTTCGCTGCGGCCGCTGCTTGTGTGTGGGCCATTGAGCGCCGGTACTGGATTCTGGTCGCGTTCCTTGCGGTCATCGCCCCTGCATGGCTGGACTATGCGTGGCCGGGCGTGTGGCTCGTTCTCGCTGGATGGCGCTGGTATAGAGGGCAGGGTGGTCAACCGTGGTTGGTGTGGGGCTGCATGGGCCTGTTGTGCGCCTACAACGGTAACGCGTGGGCGTTGCTCGCCATTCCAGCGATGCGGCTGGCCCACTTCAACGTTGCTGTGCCGCGCTCCGGCAAGATCTTCTATGGCTACTACATCGGCCATCTTGTGGCGTTGCTGCTGATCGCAGCCATTCTTGTCTAGCAGGGATCGTTGGGTAGGTCTCGCCAGCCGCCTTCGATTCGCTTGAAACGATGGCCTTGCATACAGCGCTCCCCGTCGCCAAGTGGGCGCTGTTGCACAGTTGGGAGTACACGGTCGAGTTGAATGGTTCTGCTAACCGCAGCTACGTCCGCCGCGTTCTCAGCTTCTAGTTTTCGCATGTCGCGATCTATTTTTGCTTTGAATTCAGCTTCTTCTTGGGTCGTCATCGGGCGCATCAGCTCGCGGGTCATCGCCGCGGCCTGCCGCCGAGCATTCCACTCGATCAGCCCCATAGCGATCACGATAAGTGCCACCGCGGCAACGGCCATATAGAGCCAGGGCGACGTTGGTTCCTGTCTTGGTGTTGCGTGGCGTTGATGGCTTCGGAACCGGACCTCTTGCAGGTCTGGAGCACTAAAGGTCGGTTCGTGTCGTTCGCGGTCCATACGGTTCCCCAGGTCGTCCTGCGCGCATTCTAGCTGGGGTGTAGGGGCAGCGCCCCTACGGAAGCGCCTCACACGCGCTGACGGCGCTTCGGCCCCGGTACCGGTAGGACTGCTGCTGGCGGCTCGGCGTCGGGGCCAGTCATCGTCACCGATGACCGCTTTTCCCGGCGATGTGCCAAGGCATCAGAGAGGTTCACGACACTGGCGGCGTTGAAGGACAAGGGTTTCCGGGGCTTGCCGATCGCGCGTCCGGCCTCCATCATCCGGCGCCATTGCTGCGCTTGCGCAGCAGTGAGCGACAGCCAGGCCAGATCCTCGGGCAGCAGTTCGCGTCCCTCGGGCGTGACCAGTCGGCCACCCTTAAACGAAAAACCGGCCCAAGGGCCGGTCAGTTTCCGATCACGCACGATCAGGCTCCATGCCAGAGTAGGTGCCGGGGAAGCGGCAAGAGACGTGCCAGCCACCCCAAGATGATCTGAACATAATATACATTATGCGAAATCATGGATCAGCCGAATCCGAGCCTTCGCCTCTTCCGCTTGGCAATGGCTGGGCCTCTGGCTCGGCTCTTGCCTGCGCCCTGGGACCCCGGCCAAGGATGAGATCGCGGCATGATTGAGTTCGACCCGCACCACCGTATTGACTTGACCGGCCCTTGGGCCGGTTTCGGATTCCAAGCTGGGCACATGTTTACCCCTGAGGGTCACCAACTGGAGCCTTGCGGCATGACCTGATGGTCCCTGGCCTGCAACATAGCGCGGGAATGGCAGCTGATGATGGCCGAGGCAGCTCCCCGGGCCGCAGCTACACGGAAAGCTTCAAGTACGGCGAAATCTAGCGCGATCTACCTAGCCGAAGCGCTCAGAATTCGCCGAGAGCGACGGTTCGGTAGGCGTGATCCCGGTCCCGACGCCGAGACGTCCAATGTGGTCTACATGAGTCGTGGGCCAAGATCGCGTCCGCGTGTAAAGCGCTTCCGTAGGGGCGCTGCCCCCTACACCCCCAGTACTAATGCAATCTGGACGTGATTGGGGGGGCGTATGGAGCGCGAACGGCCCGAGTACCTTCCGCCGATTGCGCGGAGGCGTTGGAATTTTCGGTGGCTGATTACCGCATTTTTGACTCTGGTAAGCCTTGCAACCATTGGCGTTCTTACGCTGGGCCGCACAAACAGCGCTTGGAGTGAGCGTTTCGAAGGTGTAAGGCGATCTATCGAAGCCGCTGAGCAACCGTCGACGGTTAAGGCTGAGGTGCCGATGGCAAATGGCCCGGTGCCATCGGCTTTTCCCGAACGTCGGCAAACACAGCCATCCTAGGATGCGCAGCGGTGTGAAACTCGCTGATGCAGCACGCTATACGACGCCCCCTGCACTGGCGCCCTGCTCTGCCGGTCTGCGACATGTCTCGATAAGAGCATATTTGCCAAGCTGTTACGTGTTTGATCACCAGGTCCAATGGATCTCCCCTGACAAGAGAACGGCCAAGGCTCGATGTAGCGTCAGATCTCGTGGCATGGTGCGTGGGGCGCGGCCGCAGGCCGATTTGCTCGGCTGTCGCGGAAGCAAGGTTCCATCATCTAAGAACGACTGAATCGGAACATTGTGAATATCTTCGACTTCTGCGCGATTGCGCCCTTTTAAAAAAATGACCCAACACTGTTCCGCAAACCGCAGCTGCGATACCCTTTGAAAGTTCATGCTGATCAACGAGGGTGATATGGTAAAGGCTGTAGCAATTTCGAAGGCGTCATCGTGGGCCGGAGGCTCAGAGCGTCTGTACGAAACACTGGTGCGCGTATTGGATTCGTTGCGGCGTGAGGCTCCGGACGAAGAGGCAGTGTACCACCCGGCAAAAGGCAATCATGATGCGGTGATCCAGGCTAGGTCGCGCGCACTTCTCCACCTGTTCCTTAAGGCGCGGTTCGGTTTAACAAGTCATGCTGCTAGAGAGCCCTTTCTCACCGATGGCAAGTATGATGGTGGAATTGATGCCTATTATATTGACAGAATTCACAAGAAGGTTTATTTGCTGCAGTCCAAGTTCAGGGCGACGGCGAAGAACTTTGCCACGGTCTATATGACGCCGTCCGACCTCCTTAAGATGGATGTTTCGAGAATTATGCAAGGGGAGGTCGCTTCGGAGGCTGGCGAAGCTTACAACCTCCATATCAAGAGGATGCAGGGCGAAATTAGAAGAATACCTGACAGGGGTAGCTATGAGCACAGAGTGGTTCTGCTTGGGAACTCCGAGGTGCTGTCGCAAGGCGACCTCAAAAAGCTAATCGAGGGCTACCCGGTCGACCAGTTTCCGCACAAAAGAATATTTGGCGAGCTCATGCTCCCCGTGGTTCACGGAACTTATTTTACTGACCCGGACTTAACAATCGAGATAAATCTGGATAATATAAATTCAAAGAATGCATCTCTCGATTATGATGTTAGCGCTGCAGGCGTCGATGCGAACATAAATGTTTTTTTTGCGCCAACTAAAGAAATCGGCCGAATCATGAGCACCTATCGGAATTCGATTCTGGCATTTAACCCGCGCAGCTTCCTGGAATTGACAAAAAATAAGGTTAATAAGGAGATTGAGGCGTCGCTCAGGAAGGCTGGTGGTAATGACTTTGCCATGTTCAATAATGGCCTGACATTAATTGCAGATAGGACTGGTGTAAGCTCCAACACGGCCACCAAGGGGCGGGCCCAAGTTGTTGTTACCAATCCTCAATTGGTAAATGGCGGGCAAACTGCATATACGCTAGCTCGCATATACGACGAGGGGGATCACTCTGTTTTCAAGGGTAAGGAGGTTCTCGTCAAGGTGGTGTCAATCGAGCCAAAGAAGTCGAAGGCCAAGGCGCGAATTAGTCTCATAAAAGACATTTCACGCGCAAGCAATTCCCAAACGAAGATCGATGAGGCCGATCGGCGCTCGAACGATCAAGCCCAGCTTGACCTTCAGGCCGCGTTTTTTGAGGGCTATGGTCTTTACTATGAGCGCAAGCGAGGGGAGTTTAGTGATGGCGTGCACGACGGCTATATAGGTGAGAGCGACATAATTAATAGAGAGAGTCTTGTTCGTGTGAGTCTGGCTGCCTCGTACAGATCTGCTCAGGCGAAAGCTGGTGTGGAGAAATTTTTCAGAGAGTCGGCTTTTTCTTCGGTGCTGAGCGTGTTGGATGTGGAGCGCTATGCATTTGGCTATCACGTGCTTCAGTATTTGGCGGCACAGAAGAAAATCAAAGCAAAGGGAGATCGGTGGCATCAGCAGAAGTATGGACAGGCTCTACGTTACGGCGAGTTCGCAGTCGTAGCTGCTTCTGTCAACTTTGGCGTGAGCTCCGGGCACTCTCCGTCCGATGTTGCAAAGAAAATTCTATCTCAATGGAAGGGGTTTGAGGTCGCGGCTTCATCCAATATTGCCAATGTGGACTACCTAGCTGGAAAAAGCCTTGACTGGGTCAGTTACTACAAGGGCGCGACTGTTGACAATGACCTAAAGTCCTTCGCCTTTACAGTTTAACGCCCCCCCCCTCCTGGTGATCGCGCTGCATCCCGGGAGGGGCGGCGACGTAAGGGTGTCAGCTCAGGGCCCGATTAGGGTGGCCGCATTCTTTTGCGGATGGTTTTCCGAAGAATAAGAGGCGGATTCCGTCTTGGCTTTACGGGGATGATGCTGCGCGAAATACATGGCAACTCGGGTTGTGGATTGTTAAGTTCAGTTTGGCCGTGCTATTCGACTCGGCGGCAATAATGTCAGCCAGCCAAGCCGCATGATTTTATAAATAATTTAATTTTATTTATCTGGAGATAAGTTTGGCAACGGCTCATAGTCTGGCAAATACGCTTTCTGTGGCTTCTTTCGATTATTTGGATGGTTACATCTGCTTGAACGGCTGGGAGCAGCGTCATGAGATCGCCATCACGGATGCACTCAGTGCTACTGGATGGGCGACGCCACATGGCAGAGACATTAGGGCCGTTTTGGCTCATGAGATAACACATTTTCTGGATATGACCACCACGCTATGGGGGCTTGAATTTTGTCATCGCAAGCATGTCTTGCACAGGTCAATAAAGCTAGGGGAGCCGGCGGGTGCCGTTTCTGATAGATTGGAAGTTCTATTGCTTTCTTTTAGTGAAATTGCTACGCACAAGGCGCTATACACTCCGCGCACCGAAGAGCGTCTTCGCCGCAGCCTGGTTTACAAACATGCCTTGGCGGGCCACGATGTTTTTGGCGCAATTGTTCGTGTCTTTTATTTTGATGGAAGCCATGCGGTAGTTGATGCGCCCTTGAGTATGCTTTCGGTGCTGGAGGCGAATGCTTATGCTGCAGAGATCATTCAGCGCATATCGGATATTGAGCTGATAGTTGATGAGGCGGAGAGAAGAGTTGAGCTTGCCTGCTACGAGGAGGAGGTTAAGTCTTCATTGTGCGATGCGAACTACATCGAGTACACGCTGCTGATCAGGATTACGTGGGCTCATTTTGATTGGCTCGACTTAAAGGAGGTGGCACACTTTGTCGCGGCGCTATCAAGATTTTCACTCGACATGCCGTCACTTTTGTTTGCCATGATCGTTCCTGTAATCGATCAAAGCTTTAAGAATCGAGAGGTTGGCTCCGTAATTGCGCATGACATGCGACGCTCAGCGAGCAGGTCGGTGCTCTTGTTCAAAACTATGCTTTTTATGTATGAATGGCTCAATCAGCTTCCCGATGACCAGCGCGAAGAGCGAAAGGCTGAAATTAGAAGCATGCCGCGGCATGCGATAGATAAGTTCTGGTCTGAAGCCTATGCGGAATATCGCGAAATTGCCGAATGGAACGAGTTTGATGACTTGCTTGCCAGGCATCCGGACTCAGGCGGCCATCACGATGAAATTGTGCTTCGTGAGTCTGCACAGTTTAATCGTAATTTGCTTTTGAATTTTGATTCCGGGATTGTCCCCTTTGACCTGTTGCGTCTTCCCGACGTCCTTTTGGGTGACAACTTCGCTATAAAGTTTAAGAATCGAGTTGAATTGGATATAGAAGAATGCTTGGATGCCGGCATGGGTACGCTTTCGATAATGTCTAGACTGGTGAGGGATTCGGTCCCAAGAAAGTTCTATTAGTCGCCAATGTCGCATTTGGATAATGAAAAATTCCTCTGGATGCGCTCAATGCACTTGGAACGTCCGGGCCTCGGCATGGCCTACGGCAGCAAACTGAAATTGGCGCCCCACCCCTCCCCCACTATAGTTCCACCCCTCACAAGGACGAGGCACCCCACATGCCCTATATCGGAATCGGACTCCACGTACTGGCAGCCATCTACTTCGCGGTGCACGCCATCCGCTCGGGCCAGAGCCTCTACTGGCTCATCCTGCTCTTCTCGTTCCCGCTGCTCGGCAGCGTCGTCTACTTCCTGGCGATCTACTTTCCGGAAGTCCGCCATTCGCGCGGCGCCCGGCAGGTCGTCCGTTCCGCCAAGCAGCTCATGGACCCGGGCCAGGACTTGCGCAATGCTCGCGCCGAACTGGCGCGAACGCCCACCGTGCAGAACCGCGTTAGCCTCGGCATGGCGCTGCTGGATGCCGGCCAGGCAGACGAAGCCAGGACCCTGCTCGAGCAGGCGGCCAGTTCACCACTGGGCGACGATCCCTACATCCTCACCGGCCTTGCCCGTGCCCGCCTCGAGTCCGGGCAGCCCGCGCTTGCGGTCGAGACGCTGGACGGCCTGTTCGCCTGTCATCCGGATATGCGACGCAAGCCGGAACAGACTCTGCTTTACGCGCAGGCATTGGCTGCCGCCCACGCGCCCGGAGCCCGCGCTGCATTCGAGCGCGCCGTCGAATGCGGAAACGATGCGGCCGCCCGCTGCCTGTACGCCGAATGGCTGATGGCACAGCCGCAGCCCGACGATCGTGAGCAAGCCCGCAGCCTGTTCGCCAGCATCATCGACGATGCGCAGCACTGGTCGCGCCACGCGCGCAGCCACAATGCCACATGGCTGGAGCGGGCCAAGGTTGCGTTGAAGGGTTACTGA